ACTTAAAAAAAGATAAAACATTTTCACAATGGTTTTTGCTGGTGTAATACTTTACAAGTAAATATTCTTTTCAATTTTAATGGGTGGGTGACACCAAAAGAACGTCACTAAGACTAGCGTCCAAATTTAAAAAGTCCAGAATTGACTAATGCTCTTGCTAGGTGTCTAACCAGAATTGGTGTGAACCTAAGTGATGTAGGTGTTAGCAACCCACTAGAGTAGAACAAAAGGTTCTACCCGAAATCAAACAAGAAAGTTTCCCTTGAGAAAGGGAATAAGTAATTTTTGAACGGAGCCATAGCAAGAGAAATTTAAATGGTCGGCTTGCTGTAATAATTGTATGAAATTTTAACAAGATGTTAAAAAGAACTTGGTGATTGACTATCCGGTGGTTTTTATATTTCATATTTAGTCCATATTATAAGGGGGTTTTATTACCCCCGCTATGGACTGATTTAGCAATCTCTAAAATGGTTGATTAAAGAAACCGCCGCGCCTTTCGGCTTAAAGTCGATTCAAAATACATTATTAATAAAATAATCAATAGGCTTTGATATTGATTATTTCCCCATGCGGGTAGCAATTCCCCTTTAGGGGTTAGGGGCACGGCTGCAAAGGATTTAGAAGCGGTTCCCAAAACCATTCGGAATATAAGAAAGCTTACGAGCATCTGCACGCAGGTCGTTATGATGCTGGCTTTCGTTTGTTTGAGTACCGCTGGCATCCTGCCATCTTAAGCAACCAAGTTCAACCTTATTTGCGTGAACCTGCAAAGCCTGAAACATGGCGTGGTGAGAATCTTTCAGGCAAATCAATCGTAGTGCAAATGGAGCAAGGATTTGGCGATATATTCATGTACGCTAGATTTTTGCCAGCATTAAAGGTTTTAGGCGCATCAAAAGTGGTTGTTTTGGCTGTACCGTCAATCGTTCATGTATTAAGCCAAATGCAGTGCATAGATCAGTTTACAAACATGACTGAAGAAGGCCCAGCACACGAATGTGACTACTGGATTGGCTCAATGTCATTGCCGTATTACCTGTCTTGCATGGGTTCTTACGCTAAAAACCTATTTCCAATCACAAAAACCAAGGTTATAGCGTCAGAAGGCTACCTTGATGCAGAGCCAAGCGGTATAAAACGCAAGATTGGCGTTAATTGGTCAGCTTCCAAAGGTTCATTGCATTGGATTAAATCTATTTCCAAGGAAGAAATGCTGGAATTAGCAGGTGCAGACGCATATTCGCTAAATCCTGAAGATGATGGCTATTTTGAGCCGTTGCCTAACGATGGCTGGAAGAAGGATTGGGCCAAAACAGCTAGTCACATGAAGGCAATGAAGGGCGTGGTTACTGTAGATACGGGAACTGCACACTTGGCTGGTGCTTTGGGCGTGAGATGCGTAGTTTTACTGCCAAAAGAAGAATTTGTATGCTGGCGTTGGAAAAATGCCCGATGGTACGACAGCGTTGTGACCCTTAGACCCCACGAATACGATCAATTACCTGAAATTTTAAGGAGGATGTAATGGCATTGGTAAAAAAGACAGTTACTTGCGTACATTGCAAGGTTGACCACGAGGAATACGACCCAGCGCAGTACGATGATCGGGAAAAGTACCTTGCTTACTGGAATCTGCCATTTGAAGGCCCTGAAGCTGATGAAGCATGGCAAGCAAAGCTGGATATGACACCGAAAGAAGCCCCAATGGTGATGCCTGATATTGATGGCCACATTAGCATGGCTGATGGCACATGGGTATCTAGCCGTTCCAAGCATCGTGAGAACCTAAAGCGTAACAACTGCATTGAGATTGGTAACGATGTCCCAATGGAGCAAAAGAAGCACGAATTTAGCCGTAAAGAACAGCAAGAACGCAAACAGCAGATCGCTGAAATCGCATATTCCAAACTTAACTACCGATAAGGATCAATCATGGCTGAAGAATTAGACCGCAGAGAACTACTGGAATCCGCATTAGAACAAGCCGAAGAAGGCACACTTGAAGCACCAATCGAAAAGGAGATTGAAGTAAATGACGATCCAATCCAAGCCGAAAGTAGTAGCGAAGAAGGTAGCTCTGAAGAAAGCGACAGCCAAAAAGAGCGTGACGAAAAAGGTCGCTTCAAAGGTAAGTCCGAAGAAGCCAGTAGCAAAAACGATTCCAATCAAGAATCTGAGCCTGTGGCAGAAGCTAGTGATGTTCCTGACGAAGTAACACGCCCTACTACTTGGAAAAAGGAATACACCGAAGTTTGGGACAAGATGAAAGACGGCAAGCCGTTGAGTAAAGAGGAATTTGTAAGGTTTGCTGAATACGCCAACCAGCGTGAATCTGAGTACAAAAAGGGTGTTTCTGCCTATAAAGCTGAAGCCGACAATGCTCGCTCACTTACACAAGCTATTGGCCCATTTATTCCTGAATTACAGAAGCATGGCATTTCACCTTCCGCATGGATCAACAATTTGGGTCGAGCACACTACACCCTAGCGAATGGTACATACGAGCAAAAGGTCGATATGTTCAATAGACTTGCTCAAGATTATGGAATACAATTAAATTCAGATAGCTTACAAATGCCTGAACAGGCGTATGTAGACCCGTATCAACAACAGTTAATGCAACAGCTTCAAGCAACACAACAGCAAGTGCAACAACTGTCAGCGATTCGGGAGCAAGAGGAAAATGCTCGGTTGACCCAAGAAATCAGCCGAGTAAGTAGTGACAAGGAGCGGTTTCCGCACTTTGAGATGGTAAGGGAGGATATGGCTCAACTACTTGAGCGAGGTTTAGCCCCAAACCTAGAAACGGCTTATGCCAAAGCGGTGCGTATGAATGACGAAGCGTACAAGCTAGAGCAGGATAAACTCCTGAGATCAGCCAGCACACAAGCGTCTAAGGCACAGCAAGTAGCTAAAGCTAAAGCAACTGCTGTTAGTCCACGATCCGTTACTCCTAGCGGTCAAGTGTCTAAATCAGATGCAAAGGATAGACGATCTTTGTTATTAGCCAGTTTGGCTGATGCTGAAGGTGGTCGGGTTTAACTTAATCTAATAAAGGAAATATCATGGCTTTTGCTAACTCAGCAATCACCGATATTATCGCTACTACCATTCAAAGCCGTAGCGGAGTATTGGCAGACAACTTAACACAAAACAATGCAATTCTTCAGCGTTTGAACTCTAAAGGTAATGTTCGCCCGTTTTCAGGCGGTAATGTGATCCTTGAGGAGATCATGTACAACGATCCAAACACTAACAACGCTAACTCATATAGCGGTTACGAAGTGTTGAACATCACTCCTGATAGCCCAATTTCTGCGGCTCAATTCTCAATTACTCAGTACGCTGATAGCGTAACAATGAGTGGTTTAGAAATGTTGCAAAACTCAAGCAAAGAGCAAATCATTGATTTGTTGGATGGCCGTATGCAAGTTTCAGAAGCTCGCCTTTTGAACCGCATTTCAGGTGACATCTATGGTGATGGTACTGGCAATGGTTGTAAGAACATTACAGGTCTTGCGGCCGCTGTTCCTACTTCTAACACTACTGGAACCTACGGGGGAATCAATAGAGCTAACTGGACCTTCTGGCAAAACCAGTCATCCACAGGTGCTGATTCTGCCGCTTTGATTCAAGCCGCTATGACTTCTGCCGCTATCAAATCTGTTCGTGGCACAGACAAAGTTGACTTGATCGTTGCTGGTAACACACTCTATCAACGCTATGTAGCTTCATTGCAAGCTATTCAGCGTATTGCTGGTGTAGACGAAGGTGCGGCAGGTTTTGCTTCACTCAAGTTCTATGGCGGTGGTATGTCTGCTGATGTGGTATTAGGCGGTGGTTATGGTGCACAAGAAACTGCAAACTATATGTATTTCTTGAACACTAACTACATCTTCCTACGCCCACACAAAGAGCGTAACTTTGTACCTATCGGTGGCGAGCGTCAGTCAATCAATCAAGACGCAATTGTTAAGTTGTATGGTTGGGCTGGTAACTTGACTTGTTCAAACAGCTTCCTACAAGGCGTGTTAACGGGTACAGCTTAAGTACCCACTAACATAACTTAAACCGAATAGAAAAGGAAAATTATCATGGCATATTCATTGCTTCCTATCGCTGGTATTGATCTAGTTAACTTAGCTGAAGTTAATTTGAACTCTGCTGGTACAGCGATCCCTACAAGGGCCATTAGGACTAGAAACATTTGGTTCAGACGGATTCCGTTATGTTTTCGCTAAAGCTGGCGAGGCTATTACAGCTTCAACAGCAACTTGCTCCATTAACGCTTCTACTTTTGTAGCTACTGCTTCTGCTGGTACATACCTAGCACCTGCAACTACAATGGCTTCAGGCGATTATGGCTGGTTCAGCAAGGCTAGTGTTTAATAGCAAAATGTAGTAAAAACGTGGGGTTACCTTAACTGGTAGCCCCTTTTTTAATTTTAATTAACCCTAACCACTTAGGAGATTTAAAAATGGCATTACCTTCAGATGAGCAAGGTGCAGACGCACGATTACAGGTTCGTTTCTACAAGCGAGCCGTTAAACAGGAACAAGAAACATTAGATGCTGGCCGACCAATATACAAAGAGTTTGACTTTGTGCATATTTGCGTTGCTGGCGATACTCTTACCGAAATTGATACTTTTGCGTTAAATAACCATAAAGTACGCTTCCCGATCCAATGGGCACAATATCAAAATCGTGTGGGCGTGGATGACCAAGAAGTTGTTGGAACTCCTGTTTCTGAGTGGCCAATCGTGTCTAAATCACAGGCAGAAGAACTACGGGCGTTGAAGTTCCAAACAGTAGAATCTATTGCAGGTGCGTCAGATGCACAGTTACAGCGTATGGGAATGGCGGCAGGAATGTCACCTTATGCGTTCCGTGACAAGGCAAAGGCATTTTTAAATCTAGCTACAAATGCGGCAGAAACTGATAAGCGTGAAACAGAAATTAACGCTTTGAAAGAAGAACTTGCCAAAAAAGAGTTAGAAACTGCTAAAATGAAAGCTGAAACAGATGCGAAGCTGGCTCAAATGCAAGAGCAAATGGCCGCTATACTTGCCGCTGTTGGTGAAAAGAAAACCCGTAAAACCAAAGCGGTAGCCACAGAGGAAGCCTGATATGTCAGCAACGATGCTTGAACTTGTACAACAAGTAACCAGCGAACTTAACTTAGCCGTACCCACCTATGTGCAGGGTAACACCAGCCAAGATGTGCAACAGATTCTTGCGTTGATGAATCGTGCTGGGTACGATTTGGTCAAAGAATACGATTGGCAAGCATTGGAGCTGGAATATCGGTTCTACACAACTGCAATAACCACGACCTGTGACACTATTAACGGCACTTATGATTTGTTAAATGTCGCTAATACCACAGGTCTGGATAACACTTATTCCATCGTTGGAACAAGTATTCCACAAGACACTTATGTGGAATCTGTTTCAGGATCAACAGTAACAACTAGCCAATTAGCTACAGCAACTAGCGTAGATGGCACAGTTACATTCAGTAAAACTATTTATCCTTTACCACCTGACTACGAAACCATTACAGATAATACTCATTGGGACCGTACGAAACATTGGCAAATGTTGGGACCTGTTGACGCTCAACAATGGCAATGGCTTAAGTCGGGCTATATATCTACAGGGCCTCGTGTCCGTTGGCGTATTCTTGGCAACACATTCCAAATTTGGCCACCATACAATACTCAAGAAAATTTAGGGTTTGAATATCGCTCTAAAGGCTGGGTAAGAAATGCGGCTAATCAAGTAAGAAACAGCTTTACAACTGATACAGATACATCCGTGTTGGATGACGCAGTTATTGTATTGCTGACCAAACTTAAATACTTCCAAATTAAGTCATTTGATACAACCGCATTGCAACAAGACTACAACCGCTATTTAAGCGTAGCTAAAGCTAACGACAAAGGATCAGCAACATTATCCTTTGCTCCTAGCCCAAGTGCTGTTCTTATTGGCTGGGCTAATATTCCTGATACTGGCTACGGCAGTTAATCATGGCTGTTGCTAAACGACAAACAGCAATGACTTCTTCGCTTCCTGCCCCTATTGGGGGTTGGAACGCTAGGGATTCATTGGCAGAAATGCAACCGCTTGACGCTGTTCAAATGGTTAATTTCTTCCCTACCCCTACCGATGTGACATTGCGTAAGGGTTATAGCCTAACCAATTCAGGAATTACAGGCAAAGTTTATAGCCTGATGAACTACACAAAAGCCGTAAGTTACGACCTTTTTGCGTTTGCTGGTAGCGTTATTTACGAAACTAAAGGCACACTAACAAGTGTGTTTACTGGGCTAACTACAGCTAAATGGCAACACATTAACCTGACTAACTCAGGCGGTCACTTTTTAACTGCTGTTAGCGGCCAAGACCCTGCACTTGTTTATGATGGCACAGCATGGGCATTTCAAGCCACTACAACAACCGCACAGACCATTTCAAGCATTACTAGAGGCGGTACAGGCAACTTAACCGCTACTGTCACCACAGCCGCACCACATGGCTTGGTAGATAAGAACAGAGTAACTGTTGCAGGTGCTACAGAATCCAATTACAACGGCACTTATGTCATTGATGTAACAGGTGCAAGCACTTTTACTTATGTAATGGCAACTGCTCCAGCGGCTAACGCTACAGTAGTGGGTACATACACAGTATTTGGCTTAACTGGTGTAGATTCCAGCACTTTAGCCAATGTCAATTTGTTTAAAAACCGCCTGTATTACTGCCAAGAAAACACTTTAGACTTTTGGTATGGTGGCGTTGACGAAATTAGCGGTGCTTTAAGCCGATTCCCGTTAGGTGGTGTAGCCCGTAATGGTGGTTATCTGCAAGCAATGGGTACATGGACACTTGACGCAGGTTATGGCGTTGATGACTTGGCTGTATTTGTAACCAGCATGGGTGAAATTATCGTTTATAAGGGTTCAAACCCTAGCGATCCTGCTGATTGGTCACTTGTTGGCGTATGGCAGATGGGTCAAACCTTTAGCCGTAGGTGTTTCTTCAAATGGGGCGGTGATTTACTGCTATTAACGCAAGATGGCCTAATCCCGTTGACTGCCGCATTGCAATCTTCCCGTCTTGACCCCCGTGTAAACCTTACTGATAAGATTTTTTACGCTATTAGCCAAGCGGCAACCCAGTTTTACGCATTAGATGGCTGGCAAATTAACTATTTTGCTAGTGAAAATATGCTGATTCTGTCTATTCCTACTAATAAGGCATGGAACAGTTTGTAATGCACACAATTACTAAATCTTGGGCTAGATTTACAGGTATTGAGGCTTATTGCTGGGAGGTTTCAGGTGATGCGGATATACATTTTGGTGGTAATGGCATTGTTGGCGATTTTTATCAAGCAACTTCTGATAATGGATCAAATATTGTTGCCACTTGCCAACAGGCTTACAACTACTTTGAAACAAGAGGACAGCAAAAGCGATTTACGCTTGTACGCCCAATCTTGCAGACGGACAATGGATTACCGACTGTGTTATGCGGCATTTCCACAGACTTTGACACAGCACCTTTAACCAACCAAATTGCTTTTAACCCTAATATCATTTCAACTGGTATTTGGGATGTATCTGAGTGGGATGAAGCCAATTGGGGCGGTGGATTGGTCACAACAAAGATATGGCAGGGCGTTACTGGATTAGGTTATGCTGGCTCAATTAACATCAATGTGGCCTCACAGGGCATTGAATTGCATTGGGCAAGTACCGACTATGTAATGGAAAAAGGATCAGTTATTTAATGCTTTGTTTGGACAAGGATATTGTCGGCCCATATATAGCAAGACATTGCAACATGGTGTGGACACCCGAAAATTCAAACGCAATAGGCTGGTTAAAAGATGGGCAGGTTTGTGCAGGGGTTTGGTACGAAGATTACAACAAAGTATCGGTGATGTGTCATATAGCCATAACAGGCAAAATGACCCCCGAATATTTGAATATCATTTTTGACTATCCTTTTGTACAATTAGGGGTAAATAAGATTGTAGTGCCCGTTTTAAGCGGTAATGAGGCATCAATCAAGTTTGTAAAGAATTTAGGCTTTGAGGAAAACGCTCGATTACTCGATGTTTCCCCTGATGGCGATATGATATTTTTTGTTATGACAAAAGATAAGTGTAGGTTTATAGGAGAAAGATATGGGAAAAGGCGGAGGCGGTGCACCACCACCACCTGATTATGCAGGTGCGGCACAAGCAACAGCGGCAGGTGATTTAGAAGCGGCTAGAACGGCCGCATTAGCCAATCGTGTAAATCAAGTTACACCTTATGGAAGTCTAACTTATAGCCAAACGCCTACACAGGCTTTGGATGCTAGTGGCTATCAATCAGCTATTGACGCTTGGAAAGCTAGTGGATCACAAGGATCTGCTCCAAATCCTTCCGATTACATGAAGTTCAACGCTGATGCTGGATGGACTGCTACTCAGACCCTATCCCCTGCGGAACAGCAACTTCTTGATTATCAAAACAAAACAAGCATCGGACTTGGCGAATTAACTGGTAAAGGCTTGGGCTATGTCCAAGGCATGATTGATAAGCCGTTTAGCACCGAGAACCTAGCAGACTTAGGTTTTGATGCTGGACAGTCTTACCAAGATGCGTATATGCAACGCCTGAATCCACAGATTCAACAAGGCCGTGAGCAAACACAGCAACGCCTAGCTAATCAAGGTATTGGTCTTGGTTCAAAAGCATACGAAGAAGCTATGCGTTTGCAAGCCCAAAAAGAAAACGATATGCTGTTGGGTGCTACAACTCAAGGCTTTGGTACTGGTTTACAAGCCCGTCAACAAGGCTTTAACGAAGCGGCTTATCAGCGTAACGAACCAATCAACACCCTTAATGCTGTTAGAACTGGTGCACAGGTTACCAACCCTAGCTATGTTAGCGTTCCCCAACAAGCAACCACAAAAGGTGCTGATATGTTGGGTGCGGCAACTGCTCAAGGCAACTACGACACAGCGGCCGCTAATGCGGCACAAGCAGGTCAGTCAAGCATGACAGGTGGCTTGATGAGTTTAGCTGGTACTGCGGCAATGGCGTTCTAATGCAAGAATTCTTTAACCGCCACGAAAAGGTCGCATTGATGTTTTCAGGCGGTAAAGACAGCCTTGCTTGTTTGCATTTAGTAAAAGATTATTTAGACAAGGTTTTGGTGGTTTGGGTCAATACAGGGGCTAATTTCCCTGAAATTGAACAAATGATGCGTGAAGTGAAGTCAATAGTTACTCACTTCCACGAAATCAAGACAGACCAGCCATCATCAATTAAGTCTAAAGGTTACCCAGTAGATGTAGTTCCCGTGAATTACACCCTGCTTGGGCAATCAGTAACAAGTATTAAAGACTTTAAGGTGCGTAGCTATTTTGAGTGCTGTTCTGAGAACTTTTGGATTCCTTGCGATGCTGAAATGCGTAAGCTAGGCGTAACAGGGATTATCAGGGGTCAGCGTAACTCAGAAGGCCATCGTGCCCCAATAAAGTCAGGCCATATTGAGAATGGGATCGAATACTACTTGCCGATCGAAAGCTGGAAGGATAGCGAAGTAATTGACTATCTGCGTAGCAAAGATGTAGTTATTAACGAAAGGCTGTCTATGGCCCATTCAAGCCTAGATTGCTGGAACTGTACCGCTTATATGGCTGAAAGTGCAGAACGCTTTAAATACATCAAAAAGAACCACCCTAGCAAGTACGAATCTATTGTCGAAATTGTAAAAAAAATTGATAATGTAATTACAGCGGAATCAAACATTTATAAAGGTTTTTTATGAATCCCTACCTATCACAGTTTGCCCCACAAACAATGCAACAAGATGTTTATGGTCAACCACCAGTTATGGACACTTCAGGTCGTGCAATGGCTCAAAATGCCATGAATCAACAAGGTTCACAACTTGCGTCACAGGCATTGGGAATCAATAAAAACCCAATGAAAGGTATTGACCCAATGAAATTGGGCATGGCTTTGCGTCAAATGGGCGATCAATATGGTGGTACACCGCAAGGCGGTTATGGCCAGCAAGATGCGTATATGCGATCTTCTTCTATGTTGCCATTGACCCAACAACAGCAAATGCTGATGGATCAGGGCGGTGCTGACATGATGAGCCCTGTTCAAAATATGCCTGTAGCTGGTGCTTACGGCCAACTAATGCCAAGTAATTAAGGAATAATCATGGCTTTTACAACTGGACAAGCTAGCGGTCAACTACAACATCTA